TTAAAACCACGTTCTTCTAAGTCATTGTATAATGACATTTCTGTTTGTGGTGTTCCCAAGAATATAATTCTTCCTACCTCAGGTTTGATAATTGCATCAAATTCTTTTACTGTTTCACCTAATCTATCTCTCATTAGCTGTGTCTGAGAGTTGTTAGCACTCTCTACGTCATCAGCAATGATTAAGTCTGCACGTGAACCTGTTAATTGTCCTGTAATACCCATAGACTTAACTGAAGGCGCGTGTGAAGCTGTAGCCGGAGCCACATCAAAGCTAACCTTAGAATGTCTTTGGTTATCTCTAGGCTGTAAATGCTGTAATATTGGCATCTCAGCTATTAATCTTTGTGTAAATGTACTGAAATCATCAGCCCTACTTTTAGATGCAGACACAACAAGTATATTACGTTGTGGATTAAGCAATAACTGATGACATACAAAAGCTGAAGTAATCCAAGATTTACCTACACCTCTAAACGCTTCTATCACAAGTCTTTTGTCTTTAGACTGTAGATAATCAGCTATATCATATTGTATTGGTGTTGGTTCTGGAAGATTTAAATGCTTCCAACAAAGATATAAGAAGTTTTTAAAGTTTCTAAGTTTATTATTCATTTATATCAAAAGGGACTTCATCTAATATATTATTAGGTTTCTTTTGTAAACTGTCTGTACTATACGTCTTACAAACTTCTAAACATACTTTCATTTCTGAAGCAGTTAGTTCTTGTCCTGATTTTAATTTTGTATATGCATGAGTTACTAATAATTGTGGTAACTCTTTAATAATCTGGTCTAAATTATTACTGTGGTCTTCCTTGTCTGTTGTACTTTTTAAAGGTACTTCTTTTATTTGGTCGTTTGACATGTATTCCTTTTCTCTTTTTAGGTTTCTCTCTAGGTACGAAATGTAAAAATTTTTGTTTTGCCATGTTATCTACTCATCATTCTATCTATATGATTATAAATTCTTCCTATTTGTTTATCTATTGACATTATTTCTTCTGTTAACATTCCTAAATGGACTTGTAATTCTACTACAGTAACAAGAACATAACTAGATAAACCTAATAGCACTGTAATTACTAAAGGTAATAGCCAATTATTTTTTCCCATTTCTAAATATTTGTGTTCCTTTTATACCATAAATACTAGCAACTACTAATATCCATAAATTTGTAAACCAACTTGGTAGTTGTGAAAAGTATTCAAAGAATAATTTAACTTTGTTTAATGCTTCAGGGTCTTCTGATACAACAGCCCAAATTAAAACCATTATTGGAGCCGACAAAATTATAAGAACAAATTCGTCTTTCCAGTCCGATTGCCTTGCTTCTAATAATTTACCTGCATACTCTGCTTCACCATTAGCCATCTTTTGTGCATGTTTATATTGTGCATCAGCCATCATCATTTTAGTTTCTTGACGTTTTTTATATATGTGACTGCCTGCTTGAGCCGCTAATTTTAATGCACCTAAAATTGGAAATGCCATATTAAGCTCCCTCGTCTGATTGTACACATTGCATTTCTATACCAATTTGTCTGTTTTTAAATTCTTCATCTATAAATAAACCAATTTGATTTATAGTATTTATACAATCTGTTTCATTATAAAATTTTTGTGAAGGTATATCACCTAAAATACATAAGTTTTGTCCATTTACACCTATTACACATAGTAATGCTATTATTTTAAACATTTGCTAACCTTCTTTCCTGCATTTACACCATTTTTTATGATGTAACTTTGCGTACCGTTAGCACCAATTTCTACTTCTTTTTTTAAATTTTTAAATAATTCACTTGATTTCTTTTTTTGCTGTATTTCTTGACTGTGTTTTTCTAATAGTTTTGTGTCTCTCATTTTGATTAATGTTAAATTTTTTATCTATCCAATTAAATATGTCATCAATTGTGCCAAACATTGAATAAAAAAATTTGTCTATCATCCTTTAAATTGGAATACACCAATAACTGTTGCAATAATAGTAGCTAAGAATACCAATAAACTTACGGCACCCTTACCCTTAGACACGTCTTGTCTTAATTGTTTGACTTCACTGTTTAATTCTCTAATGCTTTCATCTAATTTCTTCATGCGTTCAGCACAAAGTTTCTCATGTGATGACAGTCTTATTCCTACGCTTTCTTGAGCATAAGATTTAACTGTCTTTTTAGTCATTAGTTAGTTCCGCTCTCTATTTTTTTGTACCAACACACACATTTTTTGTTGTGAAATAGTTTACAAATAAGTTTTTTAATTAATTTCATATTTCTCCTATCTTGCAGTACAAGGGTTATCTCCCACTAAAGGTTCTTCGGCAAATGCCATGTAGATGTATGTTGTTCCATTTTGATTTTGACTACCATCTGCTGTATATAATTTAAATCCATTACTTAAAAAATCCATTTTTTTTGTAGTAGCTGTACCTTCAGCAATACTTGAATTAGGAAATAAATATTTATTACCTTCTGGATTATAATTACCATCTCTTTTATTATCAAAAACATACCAATCATTATTATCAATCATTTTAAAAATTATAAATGCAGGTTTAAATCCTAAATAAACAAATGTTCCGTTAGAAGAATTACCATTGCCAATATAAGAACCAAACTTGCTGAAGCCTTGTTTTTCTGCGAAGCAGTAGGCAACAATGGTATTACCACTTCCATTTATTCCTGTGTCATTACTAATATATATAAGTGAAGATGATGGTGTAGTATTATCCCAAACTCCACTTGTTGTTGGCACATCTGTAGTATTTAATTGTAAATAATCGGCATTACCAACTTCTGAAAAATAACATTTCCAAGGTTGCGTTCCACTATCAGTATTTTTTGTTAATATTACTTTTGGAACAGCATTTAATCCATGACCAACTGATTGACTTGCTGTAGCATTTCCTGTCCATGTAACAATACTAAATCCACTTGTTGTATTAGCACTAACAGTTGAGGTTATGCTTCCATCTGTATTACTAGCTGTGCCATTAGCACCTAACCAGTTCCATGCTACAATATTTTCAGTATTTGCATTAACAGCTGGTTCAGAACCAACAGTAAAACCATCAGAATCAAAACTTGTTAATCCAGTTGAATCAGTAGATTCAGCACCAGTATTATTAGATGATAACCTTTTAGTTACACTTCTAACAACATCATATACTTGATTTTCATATGCTGTACTTCTAGCTTTAAACCAACACCAATCTGGTTGAAATCCTACACCTGTAATTTCTCTACCATCAGTTCCATCACCTGTATAAAGTTTAGTATTAAAATAATCAGAAGGTTTTTTAATTGTAGTGTATGCCATAATTATAAATTTAATCCTTTGGTTGATAAAGCAGTATAACCTGTTGGAACATCAAATTCAAATATTCCTATACCACTTGCGTTAGTTCCTGCACTAGCTACTGCTGTAGTTCCGAAGTAGCCATTGCCAAAATTTGTTTCATGTTCAAATGTTCCAGTACTAGAAGTATCTCCAATAGTAAAATGATAAACACCATGTGTAGTATTATTAGCAGAAGTTATTGTATATGCTGCACCTGTACCTGTAGCACCACTTGTTGGGTCTCCAGAATTTTGCCATGTACCATTAATTCCAAAATATAATTTGTTGTTATCTAAATCTACTGCAACCATAAAAATATCATTAACTCCACAAGCATTTCCAAAAGCAGAATTAGTAGCATTATTTCTTAATTCTCCAGTACCTAATCTATAAGCATAAGTATATTGATTTTCACCTAAATATGGTTCAGTAGTTACAGCTCCAGATATTCCAACAAGTGATGCCGCATTACTTTCAGATATGAGTTTTGTTTCAAAATAATATTTTCCAGAAGAAGCTGCTAAAGTTGAATAAATTTGAGGATAAGCACCACCAGTTTCGGCATTAGCTATTCCTGTGTTTCCATATTTCCAAGTTACATTAGAAGTTGATTGTGTACTGGTATGTAATGGAGACCAAACAGTAAAAACATTTGAAGGATTATCTTCAGTATTTGTTAATGTACCACCTGCAACTGTAAAGTTATTACCATTACCAGATTGGTCAGTAACTGAATTACCATCTTTTAAAATAAAGAAACCATTAGTTCCATAAGTTACACTTGGAGAAGTTTTAATTGTCCAAACACCATTAGCATCAAATTGTCCAAATGCTGTAGCATCATAAGATTGACCATCTGTATAATGAATATGTGTCATACAACCATCAAAATCACCAGAACCATAACTATCATCTCCAATAGAAAATGTACTAAAATTTGTTCCAAGATTAGCATTTTGTGATGGATATGTTGCTGTACTAAATGATGTTTCTTGAACACCATTTATATACAATCTATATCTATCAGAAGATGTAGCTTGTGTAGTATCAACTCTTAAAACTATATGATACCAAGCTGATGTATCTCTAAATAATCGGTTTGTTGTTATTCTTCCAAGTGAACCTGAATTATAAAAATCAATAGTATCTCCAGTTTGAAATCTAAAATCCATTCTATTTGCAGTATCATTATATTGAGAAAATAATTCCATATTATTTCCAGATGGATTTAATCCACTTCTTTTTACCCAAGCAGAAAATGTAAATATTTGTTGGCTTGTTGGTGTGCCATTACTTCTTGTTAAATATGTACTTGCCATTAGTTAAACTGTGCGCCTCCTGTTGCACCAAATGATGATGTCAAACTAAAACTTCTGTCTGCTGTTTGACCTTCAGCATCTGTTGCTCTGATTGTAAAATTATAAGTTGTTGCTGTTGTACTTGCACCACC